ATTGACACTTGGTTATACGCCAGCACGGTCACGTTGTAAATGCCGTTGTAGTTTGATGGCGATGCCCCAGTGATTGTGATGACATCGTTGTTGTTCAAAAAGTGAGCACTTGTAAACGACACGGTTGCCGTGTAGTTTGTAATACCCGCAACAGTTGAACTTGTCAAGCCGCTGATGGTTGCAATAGAAGGCAGGCTTGCCGCATAGTACAAGTATTTGCCAACCCATTGGTTGACGCCCCAGTAATTGACCGTTGGATTGGATGCAGGGCTTGCACCATTAGGGAAGTTCGGGACCTGCAAAATCAATGTAGTTGCGCTTGGCACTCGTTGGATCAAGTACGTATTTGCAGCATACGATTGAGTTGCAGTAATTGTTCCAGACACCCCTGCAATTGCAGATGCACTGCTCACTTGGTATGTACCTGCCGCGCCGGCTGTGTAGAAGTTGTACGTTCCAGAGGCTTGCACAGTCAATGCGTTGCTCAAAACAACAGATGCGCCAATCACTTGGTTGACAAATGTTCCCGCAGGAATACCAGTACCAGATGCCAACATGCCGGCAACAATGCTTGCACCAGAAGATAAACCAATAACGCTAGAGCCAACAGCGCCGCCACTTACAAAAGTTGGGCTTGCTGCCGCAGCGTTTGTTGCGGTAAGTTGTGTGACGATGGTTGGCGATCCAATGATGCCTGTGCCACTCAACACTTGCTGGTCAGTAAAGACGCCGCTTGCAACAGTCGTAACAGTCAGTGTAGTACCGGAAACAGAATAGTTGCCAGTTGTTGATGTTGCCACTTGCGTGAAAGCACCCAACGTAATGTACTGAGCTGGTTGGTTTTGAGCAGTAACAGTAACTGGATAACCGTGTCCGCTGCTGGCAAAAGTCAACAATGCTTGACCATTATTGCCTTGGCCAACAAACGTGCTCAATGCGTTTGCAGGAGAACCAGAGTTACCAATGGTCAAAGTGGTTTGTGTACCAGCAGTAATTGCAGAGTATGTGTTATCAAACAAATCTGTTCCCATGGATCTCATGCGGAAAGACATTGCTGGATAACGCTTAGAACTTGCAGGAACTGTTTGGTTCTGTGTTGCGGCATCGTTGCCATAAGAGTAAGTAAAGCCACGCTGTGGGTCACGGCCACCTTCAATCAAAACAGACACACCGTAGTGAGTCATGATTGACTGAGCACCAGTGGAAGTGTTGCGCTGCTCGTAGCGAACTGGCAAGTTACCAGTACGGCTCCAAGGCTTGACTTGGTTGACGCCGTTTACAACGCCATTACCTGTGCCAACTTGATGAAGAACCCAAGGCTCGCCATTAATGACCACGCCCCAACGCAAAGCGCCTGCACCATACCAAGCGTACTCCATCCAAATCATTTGGACTAAGGACCAGTTGATACCGTTAATGATTGCTTTATTGCCGTTCCATTGCGACATGTCAAAGACTGTGTCAACAGGAACTCCGCCCGAGTCAGAGCGAATTACGCAATACATGCCGTATGGGTTTGCTGGTCCATTGGCGTTGTTTTGCATGAAGAAGATGCCGTTGGAATCGTCAAAGATACCAACACGCTGATATTGTCCTGCAATGGCTCCGCCAAAGTTCACGTTCGATGCCATATACATCGATTTACCGGGCTGGTAACGATGGTATGGACGTGATTGACGGATTGTAATATCGCCGGAAATAGGAGGAATGCTGGTTATGCCAGTACCAATTGTCATCGTCACGCCGCCCAAACCGGGGTTTTGCACGATGGAAGCGTTGCCAGATGCGTTCTGAATAAACTGTTCCCAACGCAAAGGCTGAACGCCGTACTCAAAGTCGGCGTCGTAAATGTTTTGTGATTGGCTTACTTTTAGTTTGCCAACAACGTCACGCAAGCGCTGCGGCATAACCACTTGAGCCGCGCCATCAATACCTTGCCATGGCGTACTGGGTGTTTGATTGCCCATGCCGCCTGTCTGAGAAAGGTTCGAACCAATGTTGTTCGAGTTATTTCCAGAGAAAAAATTCAATAAATTCCACGCACTCATATCAGCTCCTTAGATTTTAAAAAAGGGGACCGTAGTCCCCTATGGTTTATCAATCAAAGTTACCGTATGGGTAAGTTGTGCTGTTACCAATGTTTAAATCTAATTGGTTGTAGCGCAAGGTCAATTCAACTTGACCAGAAGACAAACCAGCAGATGAAGTTGTCATCTTCAATGTCACAACCACTTGGGAGAACCATGTTGGCTGTTGGCCGGCTTGCAGGTTTTGGAAGTCTTGCAATGTTGAGCTAGCGTTTGTCAATTGCGAACCAACATAAGTTGCTGTGTAACGTTGAGCGGCTGGGCTGGAGATGTTGGCAAATGTGCCATACACGCCAGTAGACGTTGCAAAGTTATTAGAAACGTAAGGCTGAATTGCAGTCACTGCCAAAGGTGTGCCTGCGTTGTCCTTGGGAACTGTGCCAATGTCAAGAATGACGTCTGTGATGTTTGAGCCGTAAGGCAAATAAAACACCACGCCGCGATACACAATGGTCGATGCGTCCGCAGTAGGATTGGATGCAGCAGTAGGACCTGTGTTGCTAAACACGCCGCTTTGGGGTGTGTAGATCGTAGCGTTGCTGTTAGGGATGTTGTTCGATGCAACAAACTGACCAGAGGCGCCGCCATAGTTGGCAGTGTTGGCAGTTGTTACAGAAAAATCTAAAAGAGCTGTTTGAACCAGATCAACGTAACCAACGTCGCGAACTGGGCCAAAACGGTTATCGCCCGCAAGAATCGGGCCTTCAAAGGTGGAGCGTGCCATGACAAAAAGTCCTTATGCAAAAGTACTTGTACCAATCGTTGCATCGTCTGCTGGGCCAGTCCGGTACAAGTGAAATCCCAGACACTTTAAATATACACTATTTTTGGTTGCTGTCAACAAAAAAGGGGGCCGAAGCCCCCTGATTTTTTACTAATCCAAAGATTAATAAGAAGCGTATGCACCCAAGGGGTCAGAGACACCGAAGGAGTAACGTTCACGAGACTTGTAACGCACGTTACCGGTATCAAAGTCGCCGTCCATGCTGTTTTGCAAAGGTGTACGAACGAACATTTTCAAACCGTTAGGCACGTCAGTTGTCAAGAACCAAGCATTGTTAGCTGTCAAGAAGTGGTTGATCACATAACCTTCAGGGATCGAACCATTGTTCTCGATAGCGTTAATGTCGTTGTTGTTTGTACCAACGCGCAGTTTGGTTTCGAGCAAACGAGTTGCAACGAACTGCAATGCTGGGGGAACAATCAACTTCTTGGGCTTAGCAGCGATCAACAGACCACGTTCATCAGTCCAAGCAGCGATTTGAATCACGGCGTTTTCCAACGCTGTTTCATTCAAGTCGGCAGGGGTAGATGGAGTGTTGGCGTTGGTGCCACCAGAGATCAGCGGGTGAGCAGAAGAAAACAAAGGTTGGCCGTCACCGTAGGTGAATTGGCTGTTAAAACCGTTGTTCAAAACTGCAGCTGCTTTGACTTGCTTGGTGTAAGCCATAGCACGAGCCAAGGCTTTGGTGTAGCGACCAGACAACGAGTCATACAAGTTATCTTCGATAGCTTCTTCAGTCAAGCTGAAGCCCAAAGCGATAGTTTCGTGGTTGTAACGAGCTGTCCATGCTTCTTGGCCGTTGTCATAAGCGATGGCTTGACCTTCGTTTTTGACAGGAGCGGCAGAGAAACCAGACAGTTTTGTTTCTTCTTCGAACGAACGTTCAGAGGTTTCAATCTCGTAGATCTCTTTGTGTTCTTCGCCGTAGCGACCATACTCAAGACCGAACAATGCGTTCAAACCGGGGAGCAGTTCTTTAAGTAACTGTGCACGTGAAATAGCCATTTATGTTCTCCTTAATTAAACGCCGGTGTAGTTGTTATAACCATGGTAACCAGCGTTCCAAGTCACCAGCACTTCAGGGTAGCCAGTGAAAGAGAAGTTGACTGCTGTCGATTGTGCAGTAGTCACGGCGGTGTTGATGGTCACGGAAGTGCCTGATACTGCAGTCACGTATGTGTTGGATCCGGGGTTGATGCCGGGGCCAGACACTGCCATACCGGGGGTGATTGCACTGTTAGAAGCAGCCAAAGTGATGGTTGTGCTTGAGCTGGTAGCAGAAGCGGCAACAGTCACAGCAGAAGCAGGAACAATACCGACGATACGGAAAGCTGCAGAAGTGGTAATAGGTGTAGACACAGTAGCAGAGGCAGAGATTGCCACGCCAGCCAATGAATCACCTGTGGTAGTGCTACCAGTGTTACCAGCGGCGTTACCAATGTAGTAGGCGTTAGAGCCAACAAACGCTTGGTTAGCGTACTGGATAGTAGTAGAACCACCTGTACCAGCTGGGTTAACCACAACAGCGGTTTGGAACACAGCTTGAGGATCATCCACAACATAACCGATTGCATCTGGAGCACTTGTGGAAGCGTTCCAGAATTGATAGCGGTTTTTGCCATAGATTGGGCCGCCGGTAGTTGAATACTCAGCGCCGACAAACACACCGATGGTACCTGCCACAGCGCTAGAAGCGTTGTAAGCAAGAGTCGATGCGACCAAGCAACCGATGTTAGCACCGGTGCCCAATTGAACAACGTCACCGTTGTACAACGAAGTGCTGTAACCGTTCACGATGGGGAACATACGAGTAGAACCCGCATACACGCGACCACCGATCAGGTTAACAGGCTTGAGGCCGTAAGGGGCCGAGACTGTTGGATATGCCATTTAAATCTCCAAAAAGTTTAAGAACGTTGGCCAAAGGTCACTGTAGATTTCCGCTCTTGGAAGAGAGGCATCCGAGTATCACTCTGACGCAAGAAACTGTTGTCCACAGCTTCCGCATTGGCAAGGGTCTTACGATTTTCCATGTCAAAACGAGCTTGAACAAACTCCTCAGGAATCTTACAAAGCAACAATCCACCGATCTCGATGTTGTCTTTAAAACGACTATCGGGGTCAGTCATCATGTAAAACTTTGGCTGTTCTTCAATACGAACTGGTTCAAAGCCTTCTCTGCGTTTGGAAGAGATGTTGCGATGATCCACGTTGTTCAATATTGAAGTCCTGACCCAGCGGTACGCGAAGCCCGGTTCCTTGTCTGGTTCAGGCAACAACTCAGGTTCAACCCATTGTTTGGGTCGTTGTGATTGTTGACGTGTTTCAATTTCTCGGGGTGTGCGATTCTCAGCCATTTTGGGCCTCCGTTTTTACCAGTTCGTTGTAGTATTGTTCCGGCGTAAGTTTGAATTTCTTAGCCAGTTCAAGTTGACGTGTGTTGAGAGTGATCTTTTTTGAAGACGTAGATCTCGTCGCTGGTGCAACCACCGAGGATTTACGAGTTGTGGCAGAAGTTTTGGTTTCTGCGTCGCCGAACTTGTCGGGAAAGCGTTTTCTCATCTCGGCATCAATCGTTGACCAGTAGTGGTCGGAACCCGCTGGGACTCCTTCCCTTTCCAGACGCTTATGAATGCCCATAGCAAGAAAGCTCATGTCATCATCAGTCCCGTACCACTTGTTTTTGTCAAGCCACGCTTGGGTTTTTGCATCCAAACGTTCTGGTTGAGACTGTTGTGGTGTAGTTTGTACACCAAAATCTTGAGTCTGTAAAGTGTTTTCGTCATATTGGGGACGATAACGATCCATTTCTTGTGCTTTGAACTTAATCTCGGTCAGTTTTTCCTGAGCTTCGACAAGTCGGTCAGCATCGCCAGAATCATAGGCTTCTTTGTACTCACGACGAGCTTTGTCTAGGTCTGAAGCCAGTTTTTCCTTGGCTGTAGACACAAAAACTTTCTCGCCATCAGATAAACGGCCTTTCAAATTCTTGTTTTCGTTGATTACCACGCCAGCCACACGAGTTGCCTCGGCTGCCTCACGTTCGGCACGTTCTTTTGCTCGACGTTCATCATTAATGAGCTTTTTCATCTGCAAAAGACGCTGTTTTGCCTCTTTTGAGTAGGATTCTAGATCATCATTGTCAATTTCATCGACGATTTCCTTGGGCAAAGGTGTCGCATGGGCACGATCTTCCTCTGGAGTGTCGTCAACAATTTGAATTTCTATGTCTTCTGCGCTTTTTTTCCCATCCCCGGGTAGCTCATCGTCGCTATTGAGGAAAGAAAAAGCGTCTGCATCGCTTGTTGCCATATTCTTTCTCCTGTTAAGCGCGGGTGATGCCGCGAGGATCTTCAACAACGGCCTCAACTGAGTCGTCATTGATCAATCGGAACTCTTGACCATGGATTTTTAGGCGTGTTCCCGTGTTTGGACGAGCCAAAATGAAGTCACCTTCTTTGCACCATGGGCCATTGGGAAAGCGTTTTTCATCTTTGTAGCAATCTGATCCTTGTTTGATCACAAAAAACACGGTTGAAAGTACTTCTTCCATGTGCAATGTTGATCCAGCTTTCAAAATGCCGCCTTCATAGGTTTTTTCTGCGTCTGGAATGCCTACCAACATGCGATAGCCTTGTGGGACAGGCAGTTGTTTGGCTTTTTCCTCTGCCGTTTCGGGCAAAACAGTTGCGTTACTCACATCATCGGGGTTTGAGCCGATCAGTATTTCACTCATCAAAATTCTCCAAGTTCTTTTTTAGGTCTGTCATGTAGAGCCGTACAGTCAGAAGACCAGTGATCTGTCCGCACGTCTTTTGGTAGTCAGCGTAGTCTTTGGCCACACCTGTACCGAGGGACTCTTCCAAGCTCCTCACTTTTGCATCCACTTGTTTGAGCAGATGGTCTAAGATTTTTTCTTTCATTTATCTTCCTTTTTTGAAGGTGGTTGCTGTTTCTCGTTTTGATTTTGGGCTTTATAGAGATCAGCGGCTACGCGCAGTTTCTCGTTTTGACGCTGCTGGTTCAATTGGGCTTGAGCATTGCCAATTTGGTGGCCGAGCTTCATGCCTTCTAATTGCTGACTGGCTTTTAACTTCTCTTTGTCTGTTTTGATCTTTGCGCCAACTTGCATACCGGCAATTTCTTTTTGTGCCGCAATGCGTTGTTTTTCGATCTCCAGCTGGTCTGCTTTGGCCGCTGCATCCATTTGCATTTTCTTTTGCTTGATGTCGATCTCTTGCGCTTTGAGCTGGAGTTCTTTCATTTGCATTTGGACAATTGGATCTTGCGCCGCTTGCTGGGCTTGCTGTGCAGCCATGGCCGTTTGATTTTGATTGAGCAAGTTCTGCGCCGCAGGCACGGCCAGACGGGTAATCATCATCTCTTGCTCTGGCGTCAACTTGATTTCGTTGTCGTCGTTGTCCGAGTAAGGAATGTTGATGCCCATGGACAGCTGCATCTGACGCATGTATTCCATGCCAACGTGCTCAGTGATGTGTGCCTGCAACGCTTGCATCATCATCGGAGCCTGAGGGTTTTGGCCAATGACTTGTTTGATCTTTGGATCATTTAAAGCCGACAAGTGAATTTGTATGTGGGCTTGATGGTCTTGATGCAAAAACGCTTTTAAAGGTTTGTTTTTTAAAGCATTTACGTTCTCAGTTACTGGATCCACGGGAGATTGATCCTCTGGCAGGGGAACCAGTTTTTCCAAGTTCTTAATCCCAATGACTTCCAACATCTGGCGGTGTAGGTAAGGCAAGTTGTAGAGCTGTGGCGCTGTTTGGCTCAGCTGCAAAACTGCCTGATATTGAACCACTTTTTGGCTCATCGTTGCCGCATTTGGATCACTGACTGGAATGATGTTGACCATCTCATAGTCAGATTTACGGGCTTTACGAGTTCCTGTAAACGGTTCATAGTCGTAGTCTGCAGGCGCATACTCGGCAATGATGCTCTTCAAAAGACGGAACTCTTGCTTCATTGAGTAGTGAATACGTGCCTGAATGGCAGACATTACTTTCAATGTGCGTTCCAAAATGGCCAGCGTTGTTCCCACGGGGGATTGGCTGGACATGTCCGAAGCCTTCAAGTCGCCAGAAGAAGCAAAACGACGGCCTTCTTCAACGATTTGGTTTAGCAAAACAATCAATGTTTGGCTGGGTTCTTTGTAAGGCAAGGGCATGATGTTGTCTTTCATCGTGCCGCTTGGGACATCTACGTCCCTGAATTCGCCCGGTGCAATCGGTGTGTCGTCACCCTTGACCCGAAGACCACGGGTTTTAAAACCGCCGGGTAAGTTGGCCAACGAGCCAGCATCCACCAACTGGCGCAGGATAGACGTACCAGATTTAGCAAACGCACCAATCAAGTGAATCAACCCAAAATGGTAAAAACCAAAGCCGGGAATATATCCATAATGGACAAAATGCTGGCGTTTTTGGTGCGTCTTGTCGTTTTCTTTCCAGTTGCGGCGTACTGCCAAAACCGTGCTGGAGGACTTATCAATCGTCACCACGTAAGGCAATGCAATGCCGGTGGGTTCGCCGTCCTTGTCAATATGCTCAAAGCCGGGAATGTCTAAGTTAACATGGATTTCTAAAATCTTGTGGCGGTCATCTGTGGTTGCGCGAAAGCCAAGTTTTTCGGCAATCTTCTTTTCAATCTCATCCAGCGTGTTGTCTGGCGTTCCAAGATTAACGTCTCGGTAAAAACCCTCATACTGCAGACGCTTGACTTCATTTTCTGTTTTACGCATCACGTGCGTAATACGTTCTGCCGTTTCCAAATTGGCTGAGCCATAAGGAACAACCAAATCCTCCGCTGGGATGTACATCGAGACTTGACGGTCAAGTCGTGGATCAACGTAAATCTTTTTAAAGCCGTTACCTGATAACCCCACACCCCACAACATACGCTCATGTTCTGGACGGTACTCTTGCATCACGTCCACCAGCTCGTGGTTCATGTCTTCCACGACACGCTCACAAGCGTCTTTCTTTTCTTGGGTTTCCTTGCCAACGATCTCGCCTTTGACGGGACCCGCAGCTGGGAAAGTTTCCATGATTGTTTCAGATTGAAACTTAATCACCGCTTCGGCCAGCACTGGGTGATACACCCCGCAAGCACCTTCCCAAGGTTCTGTGCGTTCTTCAATCTTCAGGCCAAGAAGTTCCAAGCCATCCACGTAGGTTTGAATCCAATCTTT